CCGATTGGCATGTCTCCGGACTTGTACAAGCCAGCGGTACAGTGGCAACACCTTTTAGCTAGGCCATTTAGTACTACGCTGATAAAAATTAAAGCCCGCACATTGTGCGGGCTTTTCTTTATTTCAAAAAATAAGCTATTTTATCAAATATTTATATGTGTTAATATAAGAGAGTGACCAATGGCTAGTACTGTAAAGAAAAGCCTAGCAAAATCAAAAAATAAAGAGAGCAACATGGCAAACGACGACTTTTATAAAGAGGCACAAAGACAACATTTGAGAGAACTTCTCGAAAACCAGGAAAAAGAGGGCAAGCAAGAAGTAGCCATTCCTGAACCGGCTCCGCCTTCGACTCAAGCAGACCCAGCGTCTGCAGCACCTACACCAGTACAACCACCACCAGTACAAACTGAAGTGGCCCAGACTATTCCTCAACCAGTCCAACCACCGCCAGTTGTCCAGCCTGTGGCCCAACAACCCCCGACACCCTCATTGAGCTACCAACCTCAANCCGTCGCGCCCCTTGTTGAAGATGATGATGATTTTGATTTTGTGTCAGACTACGATGAGTCTGTAGAGACAGGTGTTAGCAACTTATTACCTGAAAACACAGCTAAGTCATCTCTGTCAGTCGGCTTCGTCGGCATCGGCGGCGGCGGTGGAAAGATGGCAAAAGCATTCCTTGACATCGGGTTTAATAAAACGCTTGTTGTTAATACAACACCCAAGGATCAACCAGACGGTTTAGACCCTAAGCACTTTTTATTACTTCCCGGTGCTGACGGTGTAGGTAAAGATGTTCAATTAGGCAAGCAAGTCCTTAAAGATAATGGTGCTTTTGTTGAGGATAGACTTCGCACAAGATTTGGTCAAGTAGACTGGTTGTTTGTTCTAGCAGGCGGCGGTGGAGGAACAGGTAGCGCCTGTCACGCACTTGATGGATGTTTCAACAGGTATCTTAAGTCAGTTCAAGCAAGCGGTAGAGTTATATACGTTGTAACATCGCCTACAGCACAAGAGCTTTTAAACCCAACAATAAAAGCAAACTACGAGTCAACAAAGAATGACGTCCAAGGCTCGCCCCACATTATAATTGACAACGAGCGCCAATTACAATTGCTAAGAGGTAGAATGGGAATGTTAGGGATGTACCCATCTGCTAATAAGAGTTTTGCAAAACTTATAGGCCAAGTTCTCAAGCTGTCTTCAGAGCACTCACCTGTTCAGACATTTGATTCAAAGGATCTAGAGCGGTGCTTGAATACAGACGGTCGAATCTTTGTCGGAACAAGTGTTATTAAAGATCCGACTGATCCGAATTTAGGTGCACAGATTTATCAGAATTGTCTCCAGAAGTCTCCATGCCCACTTCCAAGAGGTAGCATACAGACAGGTGTCTTGTTGCTTGTGGTGACATCTGAGATGGCTTCAAATCCACAAATTAGCAGTCACATGGAAGCAGCAATTTCATACGTTGGCGGCCGTGCAAATGCACTGTTCTCGGGTGTATATGTAAGAGAGCGTATTCCAGGCTTGGTCGCAATAACTGTGCTCGGTGGACTATAATTTTTTAAAAAAAAAGAATGCTGTTATTGATTTAACTAGCTGACTTATTTAATATCACAAATCAAGAAAACAAGTCTTGAGAATTTATCACTTCGTCTGCAAGTCAATATTTATGTTTGTACTACTGTCTAGAAGGTGTGATTCGCATGGCGAACTTTGAGAACACAACAAATCCTACGCCGTTTGGTTTTTTTGATAATGAAGCTGATTTTCAAAACGAAGCTGATAAAGTTGTCACTTTTGTTAAGAGAAAGCTCGGTGATGATATCTTGTCTGTTGAGCTTACAAAAAAGCAAATATGGGGAACGTTTGAAGAGGCTGCGCTTGAATACGGCTCAATTCTAAATCAATACCAAGCGAAGTCTCAAATGGTGCAATTTTTAGGAATGCCTACAGGGAGTTTCTTGTCAGGGTCTGAACAGAGGCTACCTAGAGAAAATCTAGAATATCTCAATAGATTTGCTGAGCCTTATGCGATGGAAGCAGGTATTGGAGGATCGTATGACATGATCTCAGGTTCAATACAGTTAGAAAAAGGTAGGCAAGACTATGACATATATACAGAGCTTAAAAACGGAGCCGGCGACGTAATCTTTAATTCAGGATCTAATACAACAGCTGGCCGTAAAACTAAGCTAAAAGTCAGTGAAGTCTTTCACTTTAATCCACAAGCTGCTTATAGATTTTTTGATACAACATCAGCTGTAAATTATCTTAACAACGAGTTTAGTTTTGAGTCATTTACTCCAGAGACAATATTTTATGTATTACCTGTATTTGAAGATGTGCTTAGAGCGGGCCAGCTTGATTTATCAAATAGAGTTCGTAGATCAAATTATTCGTACAAACTTATCGGCACCCGCCTTAGGGTTTATCCCACACCAACACAACAAGACCCATCAAAACTTTGGCTTCGAGTTATGTATCATCCAGACCCATTGAATCCTGCTTATCAAGATGATACGATCCACGGTGTATCAAATCTATCAAATATTCCTTTTGGGAATTTAAGATACAATAGAGTCAATTCAATCGGGCGCCAGTGGATAAGACAATTTACATTGTCACTAAGTAAAGAGTTATTAGGGCTTGTGCGTTCTAAGTTTGGAAGCATCCCCGTCCCAGGATCAGAACTAACACTTAATGGAACAGACTTAGTGTCCCAAGGAAGAGAAGACCAGACAAAACTAAAGACAGAACTAAAAGAAATGCTTGAAACATTAACTTATGATAAACTTATTGAGACAGCAGCAACACGAGCTGAATCAATACAGAAGCAGTTGAAGTTTGTACCGATGCCTAACGGCAAAGCAATATTCATGGGGTAGTAGACACTAATGGCAAGACTCTTCATTACACCTCGTGAAATTAATTTTATTAATGATATTGGCAAAGAAATTGTTAAAGATGTCATTGGTCAAAAAATATATTATTTTCCGATATCACAAATAAAAACACGCGTTCACGACATCTACGAAGAAGCGCCAGAAAAGGTGTTTGATAATCCCATTAGTTTAGATGCACTGGTCAAATATAATCCGCAGGAAGTTCGTGCAAACGAATTTGGCTTTGAAGAGTTTTTTACAATTGAAGTGTATATCCAACAAAGGGATTTAATAGATAAGAAAATATCTGTCAATGAGGGTGACTTTTTTAGTTATGGTACAGTATTTTTTGAAATCATACAAGCACCTGACAGTGACTTAATCTATGGTCAAGTCGAACATGAAGGATTTACAACTATTACGGGCCGTCAAGCAAGAAAAGGTCAATTTATATCAAAGGTATTCGGCCCATATGGCGAAGAATACTCAGATCCAGAAGCAGTACAGAATACATTTGTTCAACAAAGAGGTTACTCAACGAACAGAGAAGGAACAACAGGAGATGTTAGATCACTTCAGCAAGGAGGTGTACTTGAAAAACCAATATCAGGTAAGCCTGCTGAAGTTTCACCACACGGTGACGACACCGGCGTAGGCTCATCTTTCTATGGGGATGATTGTTAGGAGGTAGTATGGCAGCAGGTATAGAAGATCCACTAAAAGGTACAAATGTACCGACAGATTTTGAAATTCCTCCGTGCGGAATTGAAGACTTAGACCGCGCACTATTTAACTTATTTGACAAGCGCTTGTCTTTCTCTATTGAAGTCAACAGCACTCCTAAAAAAGTACCCGTTGTATTTTCTACAGGTGAGCGTTTTGCTTTGACAAGACGTGCACCGCCCGTTAGAGACAAGAATAATGCACTGATCTTACCAATTATTGCAATAAAAAGAAACTCAATAAACTTTAGTCCGGGTCAAGATGGGCTGGGTTCACCCATAGCAAATAGAGATCAAGATGGTTATGTCGTAAGGCGTAGACTTGATAAATCGGACAGAGATTACCAAAATATTGTAAATAGACTGAAGTTAAAAAGTCAAAAAAATGTAGCTACGCGTGCTAATTTTGCAGATCAATCAGTTTTTCCAGGAAATACTTCATTGCCAGGCACAGTTGCATCAAGACGAAATAGCAATAATTTAAGTCTTAGAGATAGTACGTCAGGACAACTACTTGAGAGCAATTTAGGAAATAATATTTTTGAAATTATTACTGTACCTTATCCTAAATTTATTGTTGCAAACTATGAAATTACATTTTGGACACAATATACAGTGCATATGAATCAACTTATAGAAAGTTTAATTGCACAATTCGATGGTCAAGAAAAGGGATTTAAAATAGCAACTGATAAGGGATATGAGTTCTCAGCATTATTTCAAAGTGAACTTTCACCCGGTGATAACTTTACTGACTTTACAAATGATGAACGAATTATTAGATATACTTTTAATGTTAAGGTGCCTGGTTTTCTATTAGCAACCAGAATTGACGGCATGAAAAATCCATTTAGAAGATATCTAACAGCACCTCAAATTGAATTTGGAATAGATCAAATTTCTACACAAGCAGTTAAGACATCAAAATCATCTGTCACAGGAGAGGAGATTGGAAAAGATGCGAGTAAAAAATTCATACTGAGTGATGTTGAGTTATTAGATAAGACAGGAAATTTACCATTGGCAAGAGGTGAAACAGGCACTGAGCTTAAGCAGTTGATAGAAAATCCTTTTACAGGAGAACAAAAGACTGTTTATAGTCGAGTGAAAACTAGGAATCAGCGACGAGGAGAGACAGTTGCAAGCTCACTAATTGTTGTTGATTTAGAAACGTTAAATGATCAGTCACAAGATTAGACATTTGATCTCGTATCTGATAGTTATTAGTGCATAAAGTGTTTTTTAGGAGATAACTCGATGGCTGAACAGGTTTTCAGATCACCAGGATTTTTTGAAAGAGAGATTGACTTATCTCAGAGAGAAAAGGAGATCGTCGGTGTTCCAGCAGGTGTAATTGGAACAGCAGAGACGGGCCCTGCATTTATACCCGTTACTATTGGCTCTGTAGCCGATTTTGAGGCGAGGTTTGGTTCTCTTGACCCAACAATGTTTGGGCCTTACGCAGTCAATGAATTCCTCAAGAATAGAACAGCACTAACTTACATTAGAGTTTTAGGTGCAGGAACGAACGAGACAAACACAGACTTTGTCAACACACGTAACGCAGGCATTGTTAAAAGTGCAGGTTTTATTGTCAAGGGCGGCACAACAGATGGTGCAGGAACTGCAATTGGTAATTCAAATGGCTACGCAGGTGCCGTACAGTTTATTGTTGCAAGACATTATGTGTCTGAGTCATCTGATGCAGGCTACCCTATATTTTACCAGAATGACAGCTTTTCTGTAGATTCCCAGAGAATACTCCCAGCAAATGATAAAAGTGCATCCCGCAAGGTAAACCTTGTTAGAGCAATGCTCTTTACACCAACAGGATCTTGCTTCCAGATACTTGATACAAATGTATATCCTGCTGACCAGGGAGCAGACGAAGACCATTTCCTCTTAACGGGCTCTGTGGGATCAACTGCAGGAAGCTCAATGTACAAGCGTTTTAAGCTAGTATTGTCAACCAGTGCAGGGGGAACAGGCAAGTACAAGTACAATGATGAACAACGTGTCGGAATAAAAATATACACAGCATCGCTAGATCCTTCTGACGACATGTATATTGGAAATATATTAAACACTGATCCTGAGCAATTTCAAAGAGAAAATCACCTTCTCTATGCAGACTTCGCAGTTGAGGATGAGTTGGCAACAGTATCTAATCAGACAGGTGCAGTTGCTATAGTTTCGGGCTCTGCAAATACAGACGACGGCGCGGGTTTATCTTCAACTGCATTTAGGGATTTGTACGGAAGATTTGATACGCGTTATAACGGTGCAAGAACGACATCGTTCATCTCGCAACCCTACGGTGATACAGAGTACGATCTTTTCCACTTTGAGACAATTTCTGATGGCGCAGCGGTCAACACTAAGTTTAAGATTTCAATTTCAAACGTTAGAAAATCAACTGATCCCAAAAATTCGTACGGTACGTTTACAGTGCTTGTTCGTGGGTTTGGTGATACAGATACTGGGGCACAAATTCTTGAGCAATACTCGCAGTGCACATTAGATCCAAATAGTGCTGATTATATTGGAAAGAAAGTCGGTGACTTAAAGGTTGTATTCAATTTTGATGCCGAGTCATCTTCTGAGCGTAGATTTGTGACAACAGGTAAACACCCAAACATGTCAACACGAGTAAGAATTGTTATGAACTCTGCTGTTGAAGACGGTCTTGTGCCTGCTGATGCGCTTCCATTCGGTTTTAGAGGTTTACCTGTCTTGAAGACATCAGACACGCTCACAGATTCAAGCACAAAATTACTTGATCCAGCGAACGGAGAAACGTTAGGTGCAGGCTTAGGAAGAAGGTTTGCAATGATGTCAGGATCTGCTGACGGAAAACATGCAGGCGACGGAGTTCACCCAGGTGAACTGACTGGATCAATCTTACCGCCCGTGCCAATGACATTCAAGGTGACCCGAGGCAACGTCTCAACAACGATTGCTAATGCTCCTTACGGTCAGCCAGGCACTAATGAGATTGTTGACAGTCGATACTATTGGGGCATTAAGACAACACGTATCCCAAGAACAGGTACACTTGACAACTCGCTCTTGAATGTAAATGCTGGTGGTGAAACCAACAATCTTGTTAAGTCTTATACGAAATTCTTAGGACTACCAAAAGCAGGCACGATGGTTACTGGGTCTGGTGCAGATGCTTTCTGTAACAATAAGTTCTCTCTGACAAAGGTTGCATTCCTCAACTTCTGCGGGTCAGATCCAGAAGATTCTGATCTTGCTTCTCTTGTTGTTGCCCAGATGACGGGTACAGCACCTGATCACATGAAAGAAGCAGCGTATATGAGAAACGGCAAAGTTGATAAGCGATACTATACAGTAAATTCTGGTAGTACTTTTAGAATTACACTTGGAACGTTGGCTTCACTGACATCGTCTACTGAGTTCAATAAATTCTCTGACTATACCAAATTTACTAATATCTTTTACGGTGGTTTCGACGGTGTCAATATCCTTGACACTGACATGGCTCGCTTAAATGATAAGGCATCTTCTAGCGACACCGGCGGAAAAGCTACAGCTGTTAGACCTGCTGTTAACACAGCGCTTGATATTGGTCTAAGCGGCGACATGCTAATTGGAAGCGGCAAAGATAATAATGTAGTTGCCTCATATCGTGCTGCTTCTGAGATCATGCTAGACCCAATGACAACACGTGTCAACATTCTTGCAATACCTGGTATTAGAGACGCATACGTAACTGATTTTACAATGGATCTGGTCAAAGACTATAGTCAAGCAATCTACTTATTAGATATGGCATCATATGATGATGATAAAGCAAGAATATATGATGGTGATGACAAACGTGTCAATGTTACAGAGACAATTTCTAAGTTTGAGTCAAGAGCACTAGATAGCAATTATTCAGCAACTTACTTCCCAGATGTTAGCATGACAGATGCTAGTACAGGAAATCCAGTCGAATTACCCGCTTCAATTGCTGCGCTTGCTGCATTAGGGTTTAATGATAATGTCTCATATCCCTGGTTCGCACCTGCAGGATTCAACAGAGGCGCACTGTCAACAGTTGCTAACACGAAAGCAAGACTCACAGCAGGTGATAGAGACACATTGTATGAAGCAAGAATCAATCCGATTGCATCATTCCCCAACGCAGGGTTTGTGATCTTTGGCCAGAAAACATTACAGCAAGCACGCTCAGCGCTTGATAGAGTTAATGTTAGAAGAATGTTGCTCGAGGTTAAACGCGTAATCTCAGGGATTGGAAATACAATTCTCTTCGAACAAAACACACCTTCGACAAGAAATAAATTTGTTGCACTAGCAACACCTCAACTTGCGCTGATACAAGCACAGCAAGGAATTGATGAATTTAGAATTGTCATGGACGAGACTAACAACACTCAAGAAGATATTGAGTCTAACAAATTAAACGGTAAGATAGTCGTTGTACCGACTCGCGCTGTTGAATTCATCTCAATTGACTTCATCATCACAAATGCTGGTGTAGAATTCGTATAGATGATAATTAATTAAAGATGATTTTGGAGATAACTTAAATGCCCGAACTTACACATCGAAGCCCAGGCGTAAGCACTAGAGAAATTGACCTTTCAGGACCAAGAAGGGTTACTCCTGTCGGGACACCTGCAGGAGTCATTGGTACTGCTGATGATGGACCTGCATTTGTGCCTGTGACAGTTGGTAGCTATTCAGATTTTACAGGTCTTTTTGGCGCGTCTGATGGCGAAAAATTTGGCCCACTTGCTGTAAACGAGTGGCTGAAAAATGCTGCTTCTTGCACCTATATACGTGTTTTAGGCGNGGGTGATGGCAAGAAGAAAAGCTCCTCAACAGGAAAAGTAACGAATGCCGGCTTTGTTGTAGGCGCGAAACAGGTTCAAGCCAATGGGGTTGTTAACGAAAACCCGTATGCTAACAGCGGTGGTGTGCAAGGAAGAACATACTTCCTCGGCGCATTCATGTCTGAGTCAAATGGAAGTACAATATTTTCAGAAGCTGGGATTCAAGTAAACACACCATCAGCAACAGCTGCTACTGTCACGATTACATTTAATAACGCACCGGACGCAGATGATACAATTACCATTGTGGCAACAGATGGCACTTCGGTGGAATTCACCTGTACGGATGGGACAACAGATGGGACAAACTTTANTCGTGGAGGTACCAAGCACGGAGCAGATCACTTAAAAACTGCAATTGCAGCAAGCTCACTTTCCGCCAAAATCTCAGCGGGTTCAGTTGGCGGCTCAGACCCTTATACGTTAACTCTTACTCAAGCCACAGCTGGTGCAACCGGGAACAGGACTATAACATCAGATCTAGCCAGTGTTTCTATCGGTGGTAATACTGTAGCTACAAACGGTGCATTCACTGGGGGTTACGAAAATAATCACGCAGTGCCAATTATCCGTGGTATACTTATGGCGCCCTCTGGTGTCACACTAGGTTTATCTGGAAACTATACAGCCGACAGCTCGGCACCCGCACTTACATTGACAGCAAGCTCACGATTAGGTCACACCAAAGAGGGCACCCCGTACAACGCTACCCATCGCTACACAGGAAACGACGGTATGCGTGGTGGGTTGACAGGATCGATTAAGCTGGGTAGTCAAGAGTTTGTCATGCTCCTGAACGGCCACAAGGGTTCATCTTTATACCCACGTGTTGTCACAGCATCATTAGATATGAGAAATCCCAATTATTTTGGAAACATCTTTAATACAGACTCAACTAAAATAGAAGAAGCAGGTCACTATCTTTACGGTCGCTATGATATTCACCCAGCGCTAGCTGTCGTGACAGGTGCAGGAGTACTCAATCCAGGCTCTACTGATGATGGCGGAACCACTCCTTACAATGATGCTGTGTTCTTGACACACGGATCAGGAAGTCTTAATAGTAATAGCGGCGCTTCAACTCGTCCGAATTACGAGTCTTTTGAAAGTAGATACACTACAGCATTTTCACCGTATGTTATCTCACAGGACTTTGGTGGTTCACCATATGATGTATTTAGAGTTGAAGCACTCTCAGATGGGCGTGTCTCAACTGATAGATTTAAGATATCAATTGAAAATATTAAGAAAACCAACTCAGATACAGAAAAGTTTGGATCATTCGATTTAGTAGTCAGACGATTCGATGACACAGATGAACTACCTGTTGTGCTAGAAGCGTTTAGAGGAGTTGACTTAGACTCTACTTCAGGAAGGTTTATCGCACGTGTCGTGGGTGATCAAAAAGCTTACTATAATTTTGATGCAAACTCAGGTGCTCAAAAGCTTATAGTTGAAGGTGATTATCCAAACAATTCAAGACTTATTAGAATTAAGCAGTCCACTGCACTCAAGAAATCTGAAATTCCTGACGAAGGTCTTCCCATGGGTTTCCGTGGCCCATATCATATGGTAACATCTGGTTCGTCACAACTTCATCCAGTTACGGGTGTACTAAACTTTGCAGGAGTCAACCCTGTAGGCTCAGAAGATATTCAAGGTAAAATGGTAAATCTCAATAGAGCAGTTGAGCCTCCCATCCCATTCAGAGAAACTGTTGCGCTTGGCTCTGGTCAGACAAAACGAGCAAAGGCGTCGTTTTACTGGGGTGTGCAGTTTAGCAATAAGGAAGACATTACAGAACCTAACAAGGTTGCGTTGTTTAATCAGTCTATGAGAACATACGCAAAGTTCTTCCCGCGCTTTGAAGGATCAGATCAGGACTTCTCAGTCGGAAATAATGCGGGTACAGCCGACTCAGGTGGCGTAATATTCGATTCAGATAGGTTTAACAACAACAAGTTCACATTAGAGAAAATTCAAGTTAGGACAGGATCAGATACACTTGCAGATCCATCTTACTGGTTAAGTGCATCATATAATAGAAAAGGGAATATCACTGCGAATCAAACTAACAAGACCCGAGCTTTCAAAGTTGATGATCTCAAGTCTGCAGGAAATAGAAACTACGCTAAGTTTACATTCTTCTTGCAAGGTGGTTTTGACGGTACAAACTTATTCAATAAAGACAAGATGAAGCTAACTAATGCAGCAGCAGTTAGAGAAATGGATGACGCAACAGCACAAGGTGCAACGTCAGGTCCTACAGTTGCATCATTTAGAAAAGCTATCGACATAATGGGTAACACATCTGACGTGTCAATCAAGCTTCTTACAATCCCAGGAATGAGAGATACAGGAATTACAGATTATGCGATCGATTCCGTCGAGAGTAGATTTGATGCACTTTACATCATGGACATCGAGGAGCGCGATACTCTTAACACTATTGTTACGTCATCTGCACAGATTGTGCACGTTAAGAATACAACTACAGACTTTACGAATAGAGCGCTAGATACGTCTTTTGCCGCTGCGTACTTCCCAGATGTCATTCAAAGAGATCCGGGTGTTGGTACAAATATTCAAGTACCGCCATCAGTCGCTGTACTAGGAGCATTCGCGCTGAATGATGCAATTGGTCATCCCTGGTTTGCTCCTGCAGGATTTAGCAGAGGTGCACTAAATGATGCACAACGAGCATCCGTGGAACTTAAGAGATCAAACCTTGATGATCTTTACGATGTTGACGTTAATCCAATTACAGATTTCCCGGGCACGGGTTTAGTGGTCTTCGGCCAGAAAACCCTTCTTGCTGCAGCATCAGCACTCGATAGGGTTAATGTTAGACGTCTGCTTATAGAAATTAGAAGAAACGTTAGAGCTGTTGCAAACACACTTCTGTTTGAACCAAACAGACAAACAACATTAGATAAATTTAACGCACTTGTTAACCCAATTCTACAGGGTATTCAGGAGCAAAATGGTCTTGAAAGATTTAAGGTAATCATAGATAGCTCAACGACAACACAGGCAGATGTTGAGAATAACACAATTAGAGGAAAGATTTACGTTCAGCCGACACGTACAATCGAATTTATTGCACTTGACTTCGTTGTAACTAATGCAGGCTCTGGTGCTTAAACTTTAGGAATACAATAACACTTTGATATACTTAGTATAGAAGAAAGAATCTTAGGAGATTTATAACATGGCAGAGACACTATCAGTTCAGGATATGCTACCTAACAAATTTGAACCAAAAAGAGTTTTTAGGTGGATATTTGCCATTGAAGGTATTGACGCATTTCTTATGAAAACTGCAGCACGCCCCTCGATGTCAATTGCTGAACAAGAAATTCCGTTTATTAACGCAAAAAGATACATCGCAGGAAGGCTGACTTTCAACACGATGGATGTAACACTTTATGACCCAATCGCTCCTTCTGCTTCACAGCAAGTAATGGAATGGATTAGAACCCATCAAGAAACAGTGTCAGCTCGTACTGGTTATGCTGATTTCTATAAGCGAGATTGTCAAATTAAACTCCTAGATCCTGTGGGGACAGTTGTTGAGCTTTGGGATATAAAGGGTGCACAAATCACATCAGTTGATTATCAGTCACTTACTTATGAAGACGAATCAGCACCAATGACAGTTGCTATGACACTTAGATATGATAACTGCGTCTTACAATTCTAAATTTCCTATTTTATCATTTAAAGCCTCTCTCTGAGAGGCTTTTTTATTTTACATGTACTTTATTGACAACTATAATTTTTAATAGAAACTGGAGTAAATGTGTCTAAGAGAAAAAATGAAATCTTTGGTGCCCAAGCTATGGGACAAACTGGGATTCCTAAGAGTGATGTTATGAGAGATGATTTTGGGTGGGAAATACCTGTTGAGACTGTTCCCTTACCATCTGAGGGTAAAGTTTATGATCCAAGCTCTCCCTTGTCGAATAAGACAATGCTTGATATAAAAGCAATGACTGCAAAGGAAGAAGATATCTTGACATCGCGTGCATTGATCAAGAAGGGTACGGTGATAACATCTTTATTACAATCTTGTATTTTAGATCCGGGAGTAAATGTTAGTGACATGCTTACTGGTGATCGTAATGCGCTGATGGTTGCAGTTAGAGTTACAGGATATGGTGTAGATTATCGTGCAGACGTTACATGTCCCGCGTGTGACATTAAGAGTCAACAAAACTTTAATTTAGGTGAGTTACCAATTAGACGGTTAACTATTGATCCGGTATCTCCAGGTGAGAATAGATTCGCATTTACACTCCCAGTCACAAAGAAAGAAGTTCATTTTAAGTTTCTAACAGGTAACGACGAAGAAGAGATGAACATTATTGCTGAGAGAAAAAAGGCTGCAATCCCAGGTATGCAAGGCGACAGCTTGGTAACTTCTCGACTAGCGCGATCAGTCGTGTCAGTTAATGGAATAGCAGATAAAAATAAGATCAATATTTTTGTTGATAGGATGCCCGCTCAAGATTCTAGAAAACTTAGAGCATACATGGATGCAAACGAGCCCGGTATAGAAATGAAGTCTTGGATGAGCTGTGATAGCTGTGGCGAGACCTCGGAGGTCGAGCTCCCAATGGGAGCCAACTTTTTTTGGCCTAGGGATTAGTGCCAAAGAAACGTTCTTAGAACACACGTTTATTTTGCAGTACTACCTTGGTATGAGTTACTCAGATTGTAGGCTCATGCCAATTAGATATCGAAACTGGTTTATCGATAGACTTACAAGAGAGTTTGAAAACAGGCGTGCAGCCATGTCTGAGTCTGTGGAAGATGTAACATCTAGACCGTCACGACCAAAGGGTATGAAGCATTTCTAAGATAAACTTTTCTTGTGTATATTTATAGTGTGAGGTTAGTGTCTAATGGCTGACAAGAATACACCAGGCATGCAGTCTGCGATCTATAAAAAGATCAACTCTCAGTTGAAAGTCACGCAAGGACTTTTGCGTGATCAAGCAGTGTTACACCAGTCTATAAACTCTGTCTTAAAGGATGGTCTTGAGTCAGCGTCTAATGCAGGTGAGCGTGTTGACGCAATGCTAAGAAAGCAGGGTGTGGACTTAAGCAACTCTTTCAGTAAGACGGCCCGTGATCACGGATCGATGACAGAAGAAATCGGTCGTCAGTCTGAACAGATGGAGGGTCAAGCAAAACAAAGTAAATTGGGCATATTTGCAGCAGTCAAAGCCGCCAAAGATGAATGGGCAGCAGGTCTGGCTGCTGGAAAAGACATGACCGATGAAAAGATGTTGGCGGCTAAGGCGACCTTGGACAAATACGGCGGCGACCTGATGAGTGCCTATACTCAAATTCAAGACGCTGTCGGAGGTAACGTCCTTGGAGCGACAGAAACACACACTAATGACATGACAAAGTTCTTGATGGAGAATGTCACAGAACTCAAGCACATGTATGATAGCCAGACAGATCTTACAGNTCGGGCTTACACGACGACATTCGGGACTTTTGAGAACTTTATATCTCATCTTGAATCATTTGGTGACAGGGGCCTGGTCTCCTATCAAATGCTGAATAAGGGTGCGGCTGAGTCCTTACTTAATAATCGAATGCTCGCACAGGGAATGGGTTTAACAACAGCAGAAATGGCTGAATTGCAAGAGCGGCATCTATCTCGCACGGGCGAAGTCAATAGTGACATGATGTTAGAGATGGCAACCTATGCCAAGGTTCTTGAGAAGACGACAGGTAAATCGTCCAAAGACATGGCAAAAGCAATGTCCGCACTCATAAGAGACTCTGATAAGTTTGCAAATCTATCTGTCAAGAACGCAGCGAAGGCAGCAGGCGCGATCGGCAAGATCGGAATGAGTGTTGAACAGCTTTCATCGATGATGAGTGGATTTGACGGTTTCGATCGGTCAATAGAATCTGCTGCGACACTACAGTCTGTCTTCGGCGGTGTTTTAGACCCGATTGAGATGATGTTTGCTGCCAAGAACGATCCGGGCGGCGCGTTGATGCAATTACAACAGTGGTTTAGATCAACAGGACTTGACATAAGTCAGATGGGCGCTTACGGTAAAGACCTGATCAAGGATGTCTTACCCGGCTTGGATATACCCACCATTGAGCGTATGTTTGCAGAAGGCGCTGGCCCTGAGGAGATCGCGGAGATCACAAAAGCGCTTGAAGGGGTTGAGACGCTTTCACCAAAGGATGCGATGCAAGAGCTTGAGGGTGATCTCTCGCTTGTTAGAGATGGCGCAATCACAACGTCTGATGTATTTGACAGAGCACTTAAGGGTGCCATTACTAGATTAACCCCAGTAATGGCTAAATTAGGACTCCAGGGCGAAAAGACTGCTAGACAACTTCCTATTACAGCAATTGAACAAGCAAGCGGTGCCATCAAGGACGTACTTTCTTTGTCTGATAAAGATATAGCTGATATGACCAAAAATCTTAATGCACTTGGCGATGGCTTTGTGACATTTTTTGACAAGGCAGGAAAGCTTGACTTTGAGGGCTCCATGGACCCACTTATTAGCGCGATGGACAAAATTGCTAAAGCTGCTGTAGGTGGTATTATTAAATACTTTAAAGAAGCAGGGCCAGAACTTGAAAAGTTATTCACACAGTGGGGTAAATGGATAGCTCAGGCAATTGCACCATTATCTGAGCCGAACTCACCGCTACCACCCGTTCAGGCTGCAATACTGAGATACATGAACAAGACAGCAGAAGATTCTGTCGCAGGATTTAATAATGCTTTTGAACCTAAAAACTTCACGTCCTTAAAGGACTTCCAGGGGTCAATGAAAGAAGCAGTTGCAGGTCAAGAGATCAAGGGTGCACTTAAAGAATTCGTCAACATGACAGACGATGAGCTCAAAAATCTTGAAGCAAAGGTCAGGTCAGGTGACTTTGATATCGGTAGCTTGGGCATGCCATTTAAGCGATTTGATATATCAACTGACGAAGGATTCCAAGGGTTAAGCGAAAAAGCGAATAAACAACTCCAAGACAGTATGCTTAAGCTTACAGCCCAGATCAACGAAGGCCCACTAACTAGTGTTGATGCTGTCTATGATAAATTTACAGAGATGGGTTCACCTCTTGCAAACATGNTCGGTGCACTCAAGGAAGCAAAGGTTCCGTTCGACAAGCTCACAGGNAGTACAAAGACNATGCTCAAGGACCTGAGCAACATCAAAGATGAAGAGTTGCTCAAGCTCGCCTATGAAGGCGGCGATGAAATGAAGAAGTTTAAGAAGGATTACGGTCATATTGAGGATAAGCTCAACATTCTTAAGCAGAGCAGTAGGGGCCTCGGTAGCTTATCAATCAGGCAGCAAAGAGATATGGCAAACTCTCTCAAGAAGATGGGTCTCGATGCTGAGGGCGTCGCAGAAGCCATGGAAGATAAGAGTGGTGCTAGTGTTCAAAAAATCCTCGATTCACAGAAAGAGCGCATGGCTAGAGTTGTTTCACTAAGAGCTGACTCACCCGACGGGCTACTTCCAAAAGAGCGGATGGTTAAGGCAGAACAAGAATCCAACCGTCTGTCAAGACGAGGTGACTCTGTCAATACAGGTAATCTAGATAGATCAATTAATAGATTAACAAAGGCCTTGTCTACAAAAGGAGGCAGCCAGCCAGTTCAAGTGACTGCATACCTTAAGTTAGGGAACGAGCAGCTTCAACTACTCACAGAAAAGATTGTTAATACACCAACACCCACAGGTCAAACTGTGAAGATGGCCCCGGGAGCTGAAGATTAATAATGGAAGATTTGCTTTTAACAATTGAGAAAAATAAGTTTTATCAGGAGCTTTTAGCGTCAGTGCCTGATGAGTCTAAAGAGAAGTTTGTGGCAGAAGTGACGCAGATGGCGCATGTGATGAATACTTTATGTAAAAGTTTTGATGACTTTATCCAGACAGAAGAAGGCCCAGATAAATTTTTAGAAGTCATGGGCAGTGCTATTAATCGAAGAGCATTTCAAGATAACAACGGTGTAACGGAGATTCCATGGCCAGAGAAAAGTTAGGGCAATTCCTTAGAAATTACACAGGTAATCAAAATGCATCAGATTCGATTGCATTTTCTGTAGATAATCGTGGAAATGGTCAGTTTGATAGTGGCGACGACTTGGGTGTAGAGCCAGGTACAAACAAACCCTTACTACCTGATGTTAGTATGGTCGGTACAACAGATTCTAATACAGATCTTTTTACCCCTGGCGGCGTTAAAAATACAAGCGATGAAGCACTGTTGTCAAATTGGGTGGCTTGGCTGCAAGAAAATGAAAAAATGATTTTTAGAGTAGGGCCAGATGGACAGTTTGCTGCGCCCAGTAATCGCGGTGANTATCTCGCAATGGCAGAGTTGCAAGGAGTAGATACATCTAGTGGGTCACCTGCAACTTTCGTTACACGCGCAAATCCTAGTGAAAAATTAGGCGCAACTCTAAGTCAATATTCAAATAGCGGAAAATTTGATGCGAATAACCCGACAATTGGTGTAGATGTCGGCGGAGCATTAAGAACTATAATAGACAAGCAAGGCACAGATGATCAACCGTCTGACAAGACTGGTCACTATCTTTTAGCATCCATTGAGGGTGGCGAACGAGACAAGGCAGGCTCAACAGTTGTCGATACCGCCGATACTCTTCTAGGTGATCGAGGCGCACCCCAGGCTGCAACTAGAATAGCACAAGAAGAGAACAGGTATAACCCAGGACCTGGTGAGACATCAACTAATGTGTACGCTAATAAGAACGAAAATATTACGCCTGATGTGTGGGACACAAAAGATGTTAATACAAATCAGCGAGGCTACGGAGCGTATGATAAAAATGCAGAAACTGTAATTTTTGATCAATTAAAAAAAGTGGGTCTGTCATTAATGATTCAAGCTGCAGGCTATAATTACCCATCAGATCCGGGTGCTGATGGTGAAAACTTTAGAAACAGCTTAGATCCAGAAAGTCAATATGACTTTCCTGAAGCTACAGTAGATGTTAACTCAGCAGGTGGCGTGAGAGTAGCACCCAGCAATTTACGTGCAAGAAGCACACCCACATCCCCTAACGTACCGCAAAATGCTGGTGAGACCATCGATTCAGGTGTGATACCTATTGAAAAACAGTCTGTCGGTGCTTTCTCAACGCCAGAGACACCTTTTTCGGGTCCAGCGTCTGACCTGATGCCTGCTCAAGCTGCAGCTGCATTATTGTTGATGGGATCAGCAGTGAAGAATCTACAGGTTTCAATTTCTAAGGCAGCAAAAGGTCGAAAGTCAAACTTGGGCCACGGACCGTATATGAAAGGAGAAAGCTCCCAGAATACATACGCAGACCCAAAGTTAAGACTGCTAAGAAATTTACTACTTGTTCCTACACAAAGATCATACGAAGAATGTGTCCGATTTGGAACTGAGATTATTTTTGGAAGCTTAGCAGACTTTGCTACTTTAAGAGATACTAATAATATAGGAAACTCAGCAGGTTACTATTTGTCAGTTGCAAGATCCATTGTAAGGTCAGCTGGAACAGCAATACAATTATTTGGTGGTTTGAGCAGTGTCAGCCTAGACGGGTCAAGTATTAACACGTTACTAGATACGTTTGGCAGATCTCGGGTAGTAGGCATGTTAAATACTGTTGCTCTAATTGGAAACATTGGATTTATGAGGTCCGGGGGTGATGACGATGTGAGTGCTAGTGTTGACGGGAAAGGCCCATTCAGAGTTGATCAGCTTCCGGACTCACCTGCATCTAGAATTATGAAAAGTCGCTCCGGTGGCGGGTTTACGAACATGTCACTGGCGTGGAGAAACAACTCCTTACCTGCACTATACATGATACCAAAAAATGTTATGCGAGCAAGCATCAGAATGGGAACCGGCGGCACAGGAACAAACCCACTCAAAGGCATGATAGTTTCAAGCTTAGCAAATAAAACATACATTGACATGANCATGGAAGGCTCAGCAGCAAGAATACCCAGCGATATTGTCGAACGCATGGAGAATGCGCTAGACGCAGAGTATGTTCCGTTTTACTTTCACGATCTAAGAACAAATGAGATAGTATCTTTTCATGCATTCTTAGGGAGTTTAACTGACGACTATACAATTAATCATACAGCGACGTCGGGTTATGGGCGAATTGATCCTGTCCAGACTTATAAAAGCACAGATCGAGCCATAGGTTTGAGTTTTCACATTGTTGCAACTTCCCAAGAAGACTTTGACGAGATGTGGTTTAAGATAAACAAGCTAACAACGATGGCATATCCTCAGTGGACAAAGGGTACAACGCTTTCAGATGTTGAGTCAGGTGCAAAATTTGTTCAGCCGTTTAGTCAAATTATGGGTTCGTCGCCTATTATTAGAATGCGAGTGGGTGACGTAATCAAGAGTAACTATTCCAAATTTCACATTGCGAGAATATTTGGTATTGGAGAGGGTGACACTGATGTAAGCCCACTAGTAGGTGGTTTGTCTTTAGGCGGCGCCGCTGCTAAAGAAGTATATGAGGATCTCTGGTTAAACAAAGTCTTTGCAATTGCTTTTGGTTCACCCTTAGCATTCTTAGGAGGCTTCGGCGGTTATGATAGGGCTGTGAGATCTGTTGCATCACAATTTTTAATAAATGGATTTGCAAATCCCCTCACACTTCTTTTTACAAGAGTGCTTAGAGACCCTGACAGTGTTCAGAATACTGCTGAGATGGGGATTAACCTTGCAAGCGTTGGAGAAGGTGCACTTGGATTGTTGGAAAAGGGTATGGCAGATGCATCTATGTTTGGCTATCATTTTGGCTTATTTGTCTTTCTTAAGGCTACGACACACAAACCATATACATTTGGAGATGGCGAGCAGCACATGTTCTCAAGACCGATTAGAGGTTTCGTCATCGGCCGCCGCAAACAAGACATACACTTACCGATAGGTTCTGCAGGAGAAAGATTATCAAATAAGTCAGCAAACTATCCCAACTCACAAACTAGAACTATTTATACTGTCGCAATTGTTGATTTTGCAGTACCTGCAAGCATGTTCGGGAAGACTGTAGATGTTACTCACAGTGATGTGATTTCAGACCCTAATGCAATTTATAATACTTTTGTTCTACCCTTCTTAGACCCGTTGGGTGCTCTTAAAAATATTGCGCAGGGTTTGATCAATGAGGTATCAACAGCAGCAGGTGTACCAATCGACCAAGTGCAAGTATTTGCAACAGATGAGGCAAAATTTGTCTCTGAAGACAATGCAATTATTAAGTCTTTTAACTCTACGCGAGGTAGAGGTCTTGCAGGTGTCTTTACATCGCTAAGGTATAACTGGATTGACGAAGAAGCAACAACATGGGAAATAGATTGGAACTCTAGGGCACCCAAGGTGTGCAGGGTGGAAATTGGATTTACACCAATTCACGATATACCGCCAGGTCTTGCTTACGATGGCTTCAACAGAGCCCCTATTTACAACGTGGGCAGAGTCATGCGTTATGTTGGAGGTGATCCTTATGATGATGATGGAGCAGCGTCTAAGTTCTCTTATGATAATGCCAACAGGGCTACATTTAGAAAAGTCGGTGAAGCTGCCGATGAAGACAAGTAATTTTAATAGGGGCGCAGTGTTATGGGAGCAGGTAGATATACATTTATTCCAAAACTTTTTAATTTTAAATCATACGCAACATCTGATTTGAGTGCAAAAATTTTCTTTGCATGTGATAATAATGTTATACCAACAAACACTCATGTTATCAAGCAAGGTGAAAGACTCGACACAATTGCAGGAAAGATTTATGGCTCAGGCACTCTGTGGTGGGTTATTGCAGCAGCATCAGGTATTGGCTGGGGCACTCAAGTCCCGCCTGGTACACTTCTCAGAGTCCCTACAGATTTGTCTTATATTTTGGTGCTTTCAAGGCAATGAGTGCTAATGTTACAAAGGCAATGGAAGGATTGCTTGCATATTTCGCTTTTAGTGGTAGAATTGCAACTCTTGAAGGAGAATTTCGCAATCTTGTACCCGTACTCACAACTGACTCAGGCACGGGTGGTGCACCCACTGAAACAGATGAGGAAAATCCCGCACATACTGCTTTAGTTAGAGATCTCTTGATAGATGTCACAGAAGGGGGTAGATTTTTATCTGAGATTGTCGTTAACACTGAGCTACTTGATGCTAATAACACATCACAGTTTATAAGGGTGTGTTATGAAGAAATATCTAATTTTGATGTAAACAACACACCCCTCATGAAAGACGCTGATAACATTGTAGTACCTATTTCTAGCGTAGTTGCGCCTGTTACAAAAGTTACAGCAGATGGGGCATCAACTGTGCATACGTATGAGTCTGAGACAGGAGGTGAGCCACCCGTTGAAACAGGGAATGGGTATAGTCAGATGAAAGATCCTGTCATTAACACTAATACAGCAGTACCTGATAGATATACAGCACCATCACTAGGCGCCGTTGTTGTTGATAAAATTAATTGCTCTCTAGCAAAGAGGAATTCTGATGCTGCTGCACTTTTCTGTTCAGGTATACCTACAGTTGAAATGTCTAGATGTGCGCCATATATTGATATGCGCTTTATTTTAAGCGAGGCCCCAATCTCACCTGACAATGGTGCACTTCCTTCAATGTCTTTGCTTCGATTTTTAGGTGTATATCAAGCTGATCAGACAAAAGATAAAATAAACTATGGAATAGCAAGTGCTCAGCCAACTGATAATGTCGATCCCTTCGCAGGTGCATCTTCTATACCTGGACTAGGCGGTGGATCTGATGATACAGTTGATCCCAACTTGAATACTTCTAACGCAGGAATGGAGCTTTTTACGGCACCTCAAACATTAGTTAACCCTGCTATAAATTCTGGATACGCAGATGGGGGTGATTCTGCACTTGATTCTCGTCGAGCAGCTAACATGCCTTATGTAATAGACCCGATGCAACCCCTGATGACGTTAAAAGAAATAAGGTTAAATGAGTATTTTCCAGGAAATCCGCCAAAACCTGTTGGCAAAGGGTCATCGAGAGGTCAAGTTACAATAATACTACATGATAGATCAAGAATGGTTGATATAGCCCCGCTTCTCGATATTAGTCAGTTTTCAGAAACAAAGATATTTTTAGAATATGGCTGGTCGCATCCCGAAGGAAATGTGATCGTAGACGCGCCTAATCCTTATGCAACATTCTTAAATTCTTTGAGAAATAGAAGAATTTATAATCTTATATCTGGTGAGTTCAACCTGCAATCCGATGGTCAAGTTGAGATAACACTAGGCATAATGGATGCAGGCGCTACAGCAGCAGGTGCAGTTCCTGTTGCTACGGGTAGATATGTTTCTTTGAACCTTGTAAAGAGTGTAATAAACTCTGCTGTTTCAACAGCACTCCTAAAACTACAAAATACCCCTAAAGTTCAAGTACCTTTTCCTAAAGAGGCTGCACAAACAGGCGGAATTAAGGGTGCTGATCAGATGGTACCCAGACAAGTTTTAATTGATTGTTTAAATATATTAAAGACACAGTCTACTGATATAACAGGAGCAATTGCTACAATAATTGCAACAATCGAGAGTCTTATAGGTCCTGATGGCAATAGTGGAGAGGTAACTCAATCAGAAGTTGCTTCACAGGCAACTGTGTTAGGTGAAAAACTAGAAGGGCTTGATCCAGCTTCTGCAACGCCAGATCCTTTCTTATGTGATATTACTAATGTGGGTATTGAATCGTACCCATCATGGCGCACAATGACACCAGATCCCAAACCCGAAGAAGAGACAGAAGCTTCAGAAGTTGCTACTGAGTCTATACCCGGCGCACCTTACGTATCTTTAGGAAAAATTGTAATGTCAATGATTGGTGCACCTTTAGCTGCATCACAAAGGTTTGACGAGATACAGGTTCTTTTTTATCCATTTAATGCTAGGGCAGGTGCGTTATGGACAACAAACGTAGCTTCTTTTCCAATTGCTGTATCTGACATTAGAGAGTCATTTAAGGGCATCGTGACAAAAGGTGGCACGCCAAGAGTAAGTACTGTTTTTGAAATACTTAGAAAATATGTATCTGACGAATCTGCAGGACCGTATGGGTTTAGTGACTTGTATCAGACTACAAAAGAAGCAGAAGGTGAATCACTTGTGATTAGTTCAAAAATGTCAACTAGACTACAAGAACTAAAGTGCCCATTTAGTAAATTTGCACTGCCGAGTCTTTCTATGATTACAGAAGTAGTTCCTGTTTTAGAATCATCTCCCTCCGACAAAAATATAAAAAATCACAGAGTTAATAAAAATATTTGCAGAGTTCACATATACGATGCTGCTAATACTCCTTATGTAGGATCAGATTATCTTTTAAATTTAATATCTAAAGATTTTCCTGAAAATATTTTAAGAACGGGGCTAGAGGCAGCAGCATTAGAGAGTACAGCATTTGAAGATACGACAAAAAATCATGACACAGGTGCATTAAAAAGTTTAATAAGAACGTTATCTAATGTTGAAATTGTACAAAAACTTGCAGGTGCAGGCGTTACAGATGAAGATGTTTATAGGGTTGTAACAAATTTTGAAAACGTTAAAGCGAATCTTATGAAGTATGTACCTACAGTAATACTGGGAACAGCTTTTTCTCCTATAGAAAGTGCAACAATTAGTGGGCGACTAGATGGACAAGAACAGTCAGTAAAGATTGAACAATCAAGACAAGCAAAAGAAAAGAATCCTCAAGCTGCTTCTTCTGGTCCGATGATTGGCGAACTTACAGTAATTCATGCAAAAGCTAGTTTGGTATCGTTAGGTTGCCCTATGTTTCAACTTGGTCAACAATTTTTCTTAGACTTGGGAACGGGAACAGCAGCTGACTCTATCTACCAGGTAATGAAACTAACACACACAATAGGACAAGACGGATTTAAGACTTCAATACAACTCGCCCAGATTGGTCGTTATCAAGCTTCAACAACTAGAAGCACACTCAAGGGAATGCTCACATCGCTTAAAGCAGCACAAGCAGAATGAACATCCCAAGATAGTGTTGTATTGTTCAATGTGGCTGTTTATATAAGTAAAAACATACTAGGTACTGATTTCCACCTCGGATGGGATGGTGAAAATTTTATCAAAAAAAGAATTTTATCAGTTGAAGACTGGGTATTTGATAATGACAAGTCTGCGAAGTCTTTAAAACCGCTCTGTGATCTAAAATCAATTGAAATTGATTTCCCAGGTAGTGTGCATAGAAAGATATGGTCACAAATACCGGATACATCTTTTAGTGAAATCAAATGGTTTTTAAGCCTTACAAACAAAAGTTTTAAGCAGTCTGTAAAAAAAGCTCTAGATCAGCTCTGGGAGCTTTTTCAGTCTGTTGATGGTACGTATTATATAAATGACTTTTATGTGATTAGAAAGCTGCTTTTAAAACTATCTGCAGCTAAGATTGACGCTATTGAGTATAGTAATATTGTTAACAACAAAAATATTAACAGGAGTAACCTTAGTAGCTTTCAACCTGATAAGCAGGGATATGCTAAAATACCTGTCTATAGTCAGGTAAAAACTGTGACAGGCAGGCTTGTTATTGAAGAAGGGCCCAATATCTTGACGCTTAAAAAAGACTATAGAAAGATTTTAAAGTCTAGATATAGAAATGGTGCTGTGATACAAATTGATTTTGTATCTCTAGAACCCAGGGTTCTTTTAACATTCTTAGAAAAAGATTCACATGATGATGTATATGATCAAATCTCTAATGAAGTGTTCGAAGGGAAAGTTAATAGAGCAGTAGCAAAAATCTTAACCTTGGGCGTCGTATACGGTTTGTCATCTAATAGTCTTGCTGATAGACTGGGTGTTAGCAGTGTGTCTGCGAAAAGATTAAATAAAAAAATTAGAAATTACTTCAGACTGGATGATCTAACACATCTTTTAGTAAACACTGCAGATTCTGGTAAAATAAAAAACATGTATGGTAGAGAAATAAATGTGTCAGGTGATGCCAGCTATGTTCTTGTTAATCGATTTGTCCAGTCTTCAGCTGCTGATGCTGCGCTTTTATCGTTTTCTCTGCTCACTGATCAGCTGTTTAAAATATCTGATAAAATTTTACCGCTTTTTTTGATTCATGACGCTATCATTCTAGATGTTCCAGGGGAATACTTGTCAACAATTGATTTATTATGCAAATCGGGGTTACCAGTTCCTATTTTGAATAAAAATTTTCCTGTACAAATTGATATAATAAGTCAAAATTAATAACGGAGAAATTATGGCAAACCTATCGTCAAGTAGAGCAGTAACTTTTTTAGATGTTGAAACAACACATCTAGACCCATCAAGAAGTGCAATTCTTTCAATATCCATCCTAACAGATTGGGAAGATGGCAAGCAAGATGTGTGGTCAACAAAGATCAAACCAAAAGATATTGAAATGGAATTTGCAAGTTCCGAAGCACTATCTGTTTGTAAATACAACGAAGCTGAGTGGAAAGACGCGCCTACATTCAAAGATGTTGCAGAAGATATCATCTCTAGATTAAAGTGGGGACCTCTTGTAGGTCACAATGTGCAGTTCGATCTCTCTCATATTAGATCTTGTCTAAAGAGGTACGGTTACTCTGAAGTAAACAATGTCAGCGAACTTGATCAAAAAGAGAAAGTGTTTAAAATAGGTTATCCAGCAATTGATACATGTGCGCTTGCGTTTATATTCCTACCTACTGAGCGTCAAAATTTAAATGCACTAAGAGAATATTTTGATATTGATAAGTCTAGAGCACACTCTTCTGATACTGATGCTGAAGATTGTAGACATGTTTTTTACTCAATAGTAAATGATTCAATCGGTAAGATGCACAATACATAGTGTTTAATGATAAAAATTTGCATATTTATTCTGTAAAGATGAACTTATGAAAAAGTCAAGTTTTAAGAAAAGATACGCTACCATAACACAAGGAAAACCGTCTAGACCCGGTAGGACCGCAGGTGTAGCAATCGGCGGCGGCGCTGTTGGAGGCGGCGACGATTTTAAACAGAAAATCGGAAGAAACAAAATTCCATGGACTAGAACAGGTTTTAAGGGTTCACCTTCACAGTCTGCAGATTCGGGATTCTCATCGTATCTTGCAAGGGTAAATAGGGGCTATGATGAAGAGCAAGAGTTTACTATGTTCCCTGAGCAAGAAGACGGACAAGAAGAAGCAGATGATGATACAGTGCTAGTTAGTGATAAATTGCCTAAGTATACAGGTGGGAAGTCTCCTGTAAGTGAGGATACGTCAATGTCAAGTTTAAGAAATTTTATAAGAGAAGCAGTAAAAGAAGAAGTAGAAGACCAGGAAAAAGTGTTTATTGTCAGATCAGAAGATCAAGAAGATGAGACCGAGCTTGACGGAGTAGTCAATATTAAGGCTGATGATGGTAAAATTATTGCCCAACCAAGAGAAGCACTTGAAGAGCTTAGAAGTTACATTAGAGTGTGCTTATCTGACAAAATTTCAGAGTCAAAAAAGACAATCTTAAAAAGTGATGAAGAAGAAGAAAAACCCAAAAAGAAGCGAAAGAAAAAGACAAAAGAAGCAAGCACAGTAGCAAACATTTCAGGTTACACAGCACCAATGAGTGCACCCGCAAACGCTAAAGATTTCTATTCTAATATGGAAAAAGCTTATCACGGTAAAATAATAGGTGATATTCCAAAATCAACACCTTGATAAAAAAACTTGAACACACCCTTAGCTCTTGATATAATATTCTAGTGGTTTCGATACCACACAAAATTAGTCAAAAAATTAAGAATTTAAGGAGTTAATGAAATGGCAGTTGATTTTGAAGCAATTAGACGAAAGCTTGACCAGTTAAATGGAAATAAGGGGCGCTCATCTAAGACGTGGCGCCCACAAGAAGGAGAAGAGTATTCCGTACGTTTACTTTCTTTCCAAGACAATGACGGACAGCCTTTTAAGGAGTTGTGGTTTTACTATAACATAGGTAATAATCGCGGATTGCTTGCCCCACACCAATTTGGCAAGCCTGACCCATTCCAAGAGTTAATAACAAAACTTCGAGACGAAGGAACAAAAGAGTCTTATGAGCTTTGCAAAAAGCTTTACCCAAAGATGCGGACTTACGCACCTGTAATTGTAAGAGGCGCAGAAGACCAAGGTGTTCAGATCTGGGGCTTTGGAAAGATGGTGTATCAATCACTGTTGAATATTATGCTAGATGAAGATTACGGCGATATTACAGATCCCACCTCTGGCCGCGATGTCAAGGTAATCTGTACAAAACAACCAGGAAGAAAGTGGGCCAACACAGAAGTCCGACCCAGAGGAAAAGAGTCTGTGTTATCTTCTAATACAACTACAGCACAAGAGTGGATGCAAAACATTCCTGATGTTGCAGATATGTTTGAGCTTAAGTCATATGATGAGCTTTCTAAAATTATCAATGATTGGTTGAATGATGACTCAGACAGCACAGACGGTACAGAGCGTTCCGGTGGCTCAAATGTAGATACAACGAGCAATGACAACACTGATACTGGATCTAGCTCCTACAAGAGTTTAGATGATGCGTTTGCAGACTTGATGGAATAATATTTTAAATTGTGTCTAATTAAGGGAGTCACATTGTGACTCCCTTTCTATATTCACATGAACAAGTGACAAAGTGTGTTTAAAATACTATATTCATAGGAAGTTTAGATGGCAAAACAAGGTACAAAAGATTTTACAGCTGATTTAATTCAAGCGCTCAATAAAGAAAGTGGTATGCGTGTTGCTTATAATCTTTCAGTTGATGAATCACCCACGCATGTCAAGCGGTGGATATCAACAGGGTCAAAACTATTAGATTACATTTGTGCTAATAGGCGAGACGGAGGTCTCCCAGAGGGAAGAATTGTTGAAATATTTGGCCCACCGTCAATTGGAAAGTCACATATTGCAACACAGATTGCAAGAACAACGCAGTCAATGGGTGGCATAGTAGTTTATATCGATACTGAAAATGCAACATCGGTTGAAAACTTAGGGATGCTTGGTGTTGATGTATCTAAGCGCTTTGTATATGTTGACACTCATTGCACAGAAGAGGTGCTTTCTATCGCAGAATCAACAATCATGAAAGCTAAGGCAATGGACAAAGATATACCTGTAACCATTGTCTGGGACTCTGTTGCGGCGTCTTCACCAAAGGCAGAGCTACTTGGTGACTACGATAAGGAATCTATAGGTCTTCAAGCTAGAGCGATCTCTAAGGGTATGCGAAAGATCACCGGTGTCATAGCAAATCAGAATGTACTGTTTGTAATTCTTAATCAGATTCGTACAAAGATCGGTGTTATGTATGGGGATCCTGACACAACACCAGGTGGAAAAGCAATTCCTTTTCACGCATCAACACGTATTAAACTCGGAGCTGGCCAACAGATTAAAGATGGAGATGACGTTATTGGAATTCACGTTTGGGCAAAAACTATCAAGAATAAAGTAGCCGCACCATTTAGAAAAGTAGACTTTGAAATTCATTTTGGGGTAGGCATAAAAGAGCATGAACAAATATTTGACTTGTTAAGAAAACACGGGTCAGAAGTCATAGACGGAAAAGAAATAAGTCTTTCAGGTACAGGGGCTTGGAAGAGTTTAACAGTTACAGATGTTGATACAGGTGAAATTTTAATTGAAAAGAAATTTCATAAACCTAAGTTTGATGAAATTATGTCTAATAAAGAATACAGCGCACATATTGATAATCTATTAGAAAGAGCTTTAGTAAAGTCCTATAGGGCTGATGACATGGATATCGATCCAGAATCATATGAAGAAATGAGGGCGCTGGCTGATGATTTAGGCGAAGCACTCTTAGAAGGATAAATATGATCCTTTTAGTAGACGGTATGAACCTCTTTATTAGGGGTTTTGTGGCAAACCCATCGATAAGTGAAAATGGGTTTCACGTCGGCGGGGTTGTAGGCTTTTTAAACTCTCTAAGAAACTGCATAGAAAAGTTTAAACCCACTGATATTTTTGTAGTATGGGAAGGCGGTGGGTCTTCACGCCGTCGCTCTATTTACCCAGACTATAAAAGAAAAAGTAGACCACAAAAACTTAACAGATTTTACGGGGAAGACCTGCCTGACACTGCTGAAAATAGAAATCAACAGATTTCAATGATAGTAGACTTACTTAGAGACACACCTGCTTGCCAGATTTACGTACCAGATTGTGAAGCTGATGATGTCATTGGTTATTTAAGCAGATATAAATTTGCAGATCAAAAAAAATTAATCATTTCTTCAGATAAAGATTTCTATCAATTGTTAGACACAAAAACAATACTTTACTCACCTACTTTAAAAGATTTTGTAACTAAAAAAGACGTTCTTGACAAGTTTGGCATAAGCGCTCATAATTTTTGCCTAGCTAAAAGTTTGTGTGGTGACCCATCAGATAATATTAAGGGCATTAAAGGTGCAGGATTCAAAACAATTGCAAAAAGATTTCCTTCTATGTCATCTGAAAATACTGTGCTCATTGAAGATATTGTAAAAGTAGCACAAGAACAAGCACAACAAAAGCGTTCGCCCAAGATCTATTCTGAAATCTGTCTAAATATTGAAGATATAAAAACAAATTGGAAGTTAATATATCTAGACACATCATGTTTATCATCTGGACAAATTGATCAAATTCATCATATCATTAATACTTTTAACCCGCGACCCCATAAGATTGACATGCTCAGAAAACTAATACAGCAAGGCATTCAAAATATTGATGTTAATAGGTTGTTCCTCTCTTTTTCTTGTGTGAAGAATAAATGAATACAGATCATAATGATATTGCATACTTCAAGCAATACGGCAAGGGTTTCCAAGAAAAAATATTTCAGTCACTGATTAATGATAAAACATGGTCTATACAGATGATTGAAGTTATGACATCAGACTACTTTGAATTAAAATATCTTCAGTTCTTAACAGAAAAGTATTTTAAATACTTTAAAAAGTATAAAGACTTTCCCACATTAAATCTTTTGGTTTCTATCGCAAGAGATGATTTAATTGAAGGTACTGACGTACTGTTACGAGAACAAGTTGTAGAGTTTTTACAGCGTGTAAAATCTAACCCCAACCCAGGGGATTTAAAGTACGTAAAAGAAAAAGCTCTAGACTTTTGCAAAAAGCAGGCAATGAAAGATGCTTTAGAAAAAGCAGTTGAATTAGTCTCTAATGATAATTTTGATCCTGTTATTGATCTTATGAAAAATGCTATTTCTGTTGGTATGCCACACTCTGTAGGGCATGACTTTTTTGAAGATATTGAAGCAAGATTTATAAACATACAAAGAATAGCATGCCCAACTGGGATTGGTAAAATTGACAAGAAAGACGTCTTAAATGGTGGACTTGGTCGAGGAGAAATGGGTGTCGTTACAGCAAATACTGGCGTGGGAAAATCGCATTTTTTAGTACATGTAGGCTGTGAAGCACTTAAATTAGGAAAAAATGTTCTACACTACACTTTTGAATTAACAGAAACGTCCGTAGGCATTCGATATGATTCTAATCTATGCAGCATACCAAGCAGTGATGTAAGAGAAAGAAAAGAAGATGTTTTAAATTTTTATAAGAATGAAGAAGGTTTAGGTAGACTAATTATAAAAGAATACCCGACAGGAACAGCAACAATTAATACAATACGTAATCATCTAGAAAAGCTTGAACTAAAATCATTTGTGCCAAGCTTGATAATTATTGATTATGCAGATATCATGCGCTCTACGATTAGATATGATACAATGCGCCACGAACTAAAGTTCATATATGAAGAAATTAGAAACCTTGCAATGGATATGAACATTCCAATATGGACTGCATCTCAAGCTAATAGAGACTCTGCAAACTCTGATATAGTTGGACTCGAAAATATGTCAGAGGCTTATGGCAAAGCTATGGTTGCTGATGTTGTTCTATCTTTATCAAGGAAAGCAGTAGAGAAATCTTCTGGAATGGGTCGCCTCTTTATTGCAAAAAATAGAGCGGGAAGAGACGGTATTCTTTATCCAATCAAAATTGATACTTCAATGTCGAAAATATGCGTATTGGAAGAGTCAGATGAATTGACATTGAATGAAGCATTAGTTGCAGATTCTAAAAGTATGAAAACTTTACTAAAGAACAAGTGGCAAGAAGTTAACAGTTGAATAAAATAGTGTAAAAGATAGAGTAACAAGGGATTAAACAAAAATGGCAGATTTTGAACAAGTTATAACAAATAGTCAAAAATTTTTTAATGGCGATGATTTAGCTGCAAGCGTGTTTGCCACCAAATATGCCTTGTGTGATAAGTCAGGTGAGTATTACGAAGTAACTCCTGATGACATGCATCGACGGTTAAGCAAAGAATTCTATAGGATAGAGGCAAAATACCCTAATCCTATGACTGAAAATGAAATTTATGAACTTCTCCAAGGGTTTAAGTATGTAGTTCCGCAAGGATCACCAATGTCAGGGATTGGTAACCCACATCAAATTCAGTCGATATCGAACTGTTTTGTTATTGAATCACCTCACGACTCATACGGAGGGATATGTAAAACAGACCAAGAATTAGTTCAGATTGCTAAACGCCGCGGTGGTGTGGGATTTGACATTAGTTCAATCAGGCCAAAAGGCTTATCAACTGGAAATTGTGCGAGGACAACAGATGGCATCGAAGTATTTATGGATAGATTTTCAAATTCTTGCAGAGAAGTGGCTCAGGGTGGACGTCGCGGAGCCCTTATGCTTACTATCTCTGTACATCATCCACAGATCCGTGATTTCATAAAGATTAAGCGAGACTTATCAAGAGTTACAGGCGCAAATATTTCAATTAGGCTTTCTGATGAATTTTTAAAAGCTGTTGATAAGAATCAAAAATTTCAACTTAGATTTCCTGTTGACGCAAATGATCCAACTGTCTCTGAACATGTAAATGCTCAAGAATTATGGGATGAAATTATTGAGTCTGCACATGCTTGCGCAGAACCAGGTTTATTGTTTTGGGATACTGCAAAGAGACTGACACCATCAGACATTTATTCAGAAGAGGGTTTTGCATCAACATCAACAAACCCGTGTGGTGAAATTATTCTTTCACCTGGTGATTCTTGCAGATTAATGGTGATTAATTTAGTCTCTTTTGTAAAAGATCCGTTTAAAAATACAGCATCATTTGATTATGAAAAGTTTGACCAAGTTGTTGAAAAAGCACAGAGGCTAATGGATGATCTTGTTGATTTAGAAATTGAACAAGTTAAAAAGATATTGGAAAAAATTGAAAGTGACCCTGAGCCTTCTCATGTAAAACAAATTGAAAAAGATCTTTGGCTTAATATTGAGAAACAGGCTAAATTAGGTCGAAGAACAGGTTTGGGTGTAACAGCTGTCGGAGACGCACTTGCTGCATTAGGAATAACATATGGCTCTAATAAGTCTGTCAAAATAGTAGAAAAATTCTACAAACATCTCGCTGTAAGCGCTTATAGGTCTTCTTGCAAACTTGCGCAAGAGAGAGGTGCTTTTCCAGCACATGATCATGAAAGAGAACAAGGGCATGAATTTTTAGAAAGAATTTGGAACGAAGCAGATGATATAAGAGAAATGTCTAGCTCTACAGGCCGTCGCAATATTGCATTAACAACAACAGCACCTGCGGGATCTGTTTCTGTGCTAACTCAAACCACATCAGGAATTGAACCTGCGTACCTTCTTTCATACACTCGTCGTAAAAAGCTTACTGAAAATGATATTGATGGCCGGGTTGATTTTGTCGATGATTCTGGTGATCAGTGGCAAGAATATAATGTATATCATCATGGCTTTAAAAAGTGGATGGATGTTACAGGCTTAAATGATCCTGAAGATTCACCTTACCATAATGCAACATCAAATGATATCGACTGGGTGGCAAAAGTAAAGATGCAAGCAGCAGCTCAAAAATGGGTGTGTCACGCGATATCAAATACAACAAATGTTCCATCAGACACAGATGTTGATACAATTAAAAAGATTTACATGGCGGGATGGAAATCAGGTTGTAAAGGTGTTACTGTCTATAGAGACGGTTCTAGAAGTGGTGTTCTTGTTAGTTCTTCTAAAGAAGAAACATTCACAACACATGAAGCGCCCGAAAGACCTGTAGAACTTACTTGTCATATTCATCACGCAACCATTAAAGGTCAAGACTGGACTGTAATGGTTGGGCTGCTAGATGGAAATCCATATGAAGTCATGGGAGGATTACAAAAGTATATAGAAATTCCTCGCAAGTATAAGAAAGGTATGATCATTAAACATGCATACAAAACTAAAAATTCAAGATATGATTTGCAAATTGGAAAGAATGGTGATGGATTTTTAATAAAAGATATTCAGTCTGTCTTTGATAATCCTAATCATGCAGGCTATACAAGAACAATATCTCTTGCGCTTCGACACGGTGCACCAATTCAATATATTGTTGAACAGTTATTAAAAGATAGAGAGATGGACATGTTTTCATTTTCAAAGGTTATTGCGCGTGTTCTTAAATCATACATTGAAGACGGTACTGTGCCTGGTAAAACAACATGCGAAAACTGTAGTGCAGAAGATTCACTGAGATATCAAGAGGGTTGTGTAAGTTGCACTGCGTGTGGTTATGCAAAGTGTGGTTAATACTTATACTACAAATAGGGAAAATTTATGAAATGGACTAGCAGGGTCTCGCCTCTTATAAAAGAGGTAGAGCTAAGAAAAAACCCGGTAATTATTAGGGTTAATAAATTTGATGAAGATGCAGCAAAAAAATTTGATCAAGAAATTGCACAAGCTCATAACACTGGACAAAGTGTTATTCCAGTTGTAATTGATTCTTATGGTGGACAAGTATACAGTTTAATGTCTATGATAAGTGCTATTAAGAATGCAGAACTACCTATTGCAACCATCGTTGAAGGGAAGGCAATGTCATGTGGCGCAATTCTATTTTCTTTTGGTGCACAGGGTTATCGATTTGTTGATTCAGATGCAACTGTGATGATTCATGATGTATCGTCAATGGATATGGGTAAGGTTGAAGAACTGAAAGCAGGCGCAGCTGAAGCAGATCGTTTAAATCAAATTGTTTACAAGATGATGGCACAGAATTGTGGTAAAAAAGATGATTATTTCCTCAAACTTGTTGACAAGAAGAAACATGCAGACTGGTTTCTTGATGCAGAAGAGGCAAAGAAGCATGGCTTAGCAAACCATATAAGAATACCCAAATTGAATATATCAGTTAGTGTTGATATAGACTTTGAATAAAAATGGAACTTGTCTCAACCCACATATGTAAGGGTAAAAACATCGGAGTGCACGGAAATCTCTTCGGTGGAACAATGCTAGCATGGTTGGATGAAGCAGGTGGTGCCTTTGCTTCTCAGTGTATTGATTCGCCTAGAATCGTTACTGTTAAATTAACAGAAGTCACATTTAAAAAGCCTGTGCGACCTGGTCATATTATTAAAATCTATGGATCAGTAAGAACAATTGGGCAGTCATCAATCACTGTTAAGTTGGAAGCCAGGCGTCATAGCCCGTACAATGGTACACAGCGTGCTGTTTGTGAAACAGAGATTACATATGTAAGAATAGACGGCGATGGAGAGCCCATTCCAATTAGTGAAAAAGTTAAAGATAAGTTTAAGGATATAGAGAAAGATAATGGCAATTGATAAAGTATTTTATAACCAATCATCAGCATCAAATCTTGGGTGGGGCCCACCCTGGTTTGGTGAAAAATATTTTGACGATGATCTGGTAAAGGCAATTAGAAAGTGGCAAAAAGAGCATGGAATTCTTGCTGACGGCCTCTGTGGTCCAGGAACATATCGCAGGATCTGGACTGAACGTCAAGCAGATATCGATGATTACAAGCCATTTGGTGGTCAGTCAAAAGAGACAAGCCATATAGTTCATAATGGAAATTTTATCCCAATCAACTGGCCGAAGGTTGTGTTATGGTCAGAATTAGACGGACTAAAAGCAAATCATGGAACGTATTATGACTATTCAGGAAAGGCAGATAGGAAGCCTACCTTCTTTGTTAATCACTGGGATGTCTGCCTTTCCTCTGCGTCCTGTGAGAGGGTTCTTAATAACAGGGGCATATCAGTTCACTTCTGCATCGATAATGACGGTACAATTTATCAGTTGTTGGATACACAACACGGTGCCTGGCATGCAGGTGGTGGAAAATGGAATCACTCAAGTGTTGGTGTAGAGATTAGTAATGCTTATTCTCTCAAGTATCAGGACTGGTATGTAAAAAATGTCGGCAGTGAAAGACCTATATGGGAAGGTAAAACAGTNCACGGCAAATCAATGAAACCATTTCTTGGATTCTATGATGTCCAGATGGAAGCAGCCCGTGCATTATGGCAAGCAATGAATACAGGTTTAGGCATGCCGTTAGAGTGCCCGATGGACGGCGACAAGATGATAGAAGGAGTTTCACGTGAAGTATCATCGAATAAATTTAAAGGCATTGTCCATCACTATCATTTAACTGCTAGAAAGATTGATTGCGCAGGATTTGATCTAAACAATCATTTAGAACTATTAAAAAGTGAATTAGGCAGCTGTAGTCTATAAACTTATGTTGTCACTAATGTAGAATAGTTGTGGTGTATTTATGACAGCAGTTGCAGTTGCATCCCCATCTGGGTCAAGCGGTGAATTACAATTTGCAAACTCCTCAGGGCAGTTTGATGCTGCTAGAGCGTTTTGGGACACAACAAATTCTAAACTTTTTATATCTGGTAGTTTAGAAACACTAGGCNCACATACNGTTATAGACACACAGCANCTCCATGTCGAAGATACTATAATTGCTTTAGGAACTGGCTCCGGTGGCGAAGGTATACCAGGCGACAGAGGTTTAATATTTACGATACAAGGTGAAACTAATCCTTCGTTTTATTGGGATGAATCTGCAGATGAGTTTAGATTAGCAAGAGTAACGAATGTCCCAATAGACGGAACTTTTAACGAACCACTTTCTGCAAGTCAGGGTGGTTATCAAGACCTGAGAGCAGGGACAATAATCGGGACAGGAACAATNGGACCGCCTGAAGATGGTGTGTACACAGATGGATTATTTACTGACTTCACAAATACAACGAATGTGGGAACTGTAGTTGATAGATTTAATGAAGTATTAAAAGCACTTGCGCCTGCGCCTGGACCAGATCTTGACGATATTAATTCTACGAATACGGGTGTTAGTGCTGCTCTCTCATTTGGNGCAAGCAACAATTTGTCATCAGCTTCTCCAGCATACATTAGTGTTGCAGGCTCAGCGGGGATTGAATCTGCTGTTGATGTTAACGGATCGTATACAGTAACTACAAGTAGTAACAACATTCGATTAGGAGTGTTTGATGGCAGCACTCACATAAGTGGAGTGTTGAATGATGACGTGTCAAGCAACAGCCAGGGAAATAATATTCAAAACTACCCTATCTTCTCTTTCGGTGATGGTGACACAGGAGTTCTAAAGCTTGAAGTCAACGGCTCAGTCCTCAAGCAAGTGGACCTAACGTCAGACTTAATAGGTAGCGGGACATCAGGACTAGGGACTGGGTCTCATCTTGACGCTGATGGAACAGGCTTTAATTTCTTTTCCACAGCAACGACAGGAACTTTTTCAAACGGGAATGCTTTTAATTCATTTAAACATAGAACAGGAAAGTATGTTGTTGCAACATCGAGCCAGCGAAGAGGCTGGAACTATGCAAGGGTTCAACATGTGAAGTCTGGATCTACAACGTCAACAAATTATATAGAATGGGTAAATGATGATGATTCAAATGCTTTAGCGACAGCAGGCAATTCAATGTCTTTTACTGGATCAGGTAGNGTTTATCTTTCTGGTATTCAATATCATCGTAGTGGAACGGGGACATATCTTGTAAGAGTATCTAATGCATATAAAAATGTTCATGATACTAGTAATATAACATTTACCACATCTAATAGTGCTGCTGCAAGCTCNAGCCCATCTTTTACCATAAGCGCTCAGTCAAAACCGACGATCGGGGGAAGTGAAGATCACACAAAAGTCTTACACATTACAGGCTCTAGTACAGTAACATCAAATTATTTTCTAAGTGGCGCATTGACTGCGGGTGTAAGCGTTTCTCACCCGTTAAAAACAAACTTATCTAATTCAGGTCAGGCATCTACCACTGGTATATTAACGTATAATGTCACAGATTCTGCAACAGTAACCTCAGAGCCTTTTGTTAGTGAAACTTATAGGTTGATATCTGGCACATATACAAATCAAGCTTCAGTCTCTGACAGTGATAACACATGGGATTCTACTCAAAGCTTGGTAGGTAACAATTCAGGCGACAATGCTGGACACAATAATGGTTTGCAGGTCTATAGGGATAGATTATATTCACCCAAAAACACTTTAAATTCAGGTGACTTTAGAAACACTAGCGACGGAGGTAATCTAGACAACGGACCGTCAGGAAATCCAAACTACAGCTCGGCATCTGGATTGAGAGTCTTTTATAGAAAATTTCAAAATGCTGGATCAGCTGTAAGCAGTCTTTCATACACAATAGCAGGTGATGTGGCGCTGGTAGGGCCGACTGATGCAGTCGGTGCTAATAAAAAGTTTCGCCTATTCTTTAAGTTACCGACTGACGGTAGCAACATTGACAATACGGGCTGGATGGACGCTCGAAATAGTTTTTCTTATCACGATACTTCGGACAATACTGGCTGCGCTATCGGCACCGTAGACACTACAGATTCAATGACAAACCATGTTACTTTTGGAACTGCGTCTATAGCGACGAATGAGTACGTTGTCGCTAGGATTGAAGCCGATGACGACTGGTCAGGTTATCTAAATAGTTTGTCTGTATCATTCGGTGCCGTAGGTGCTGTGTCTTCAGCACCAAACCTATCAGATATTGATTCAAACAATTCAGGCGTTAGTGCTAAGCTATCTTTTGGCGACACTCTGACAAAGTCTGGATACTCTACAGTTGAGAATACTGCAGGGTCGACAGCTAGAAATGCGAATGATACTTATATCACATCTGGGATTAGACGAGGAATATTTGACGGCACTGTAAGTATTGCAGGAGAGCTTAATGAAAACACGTCAGCAAGCGGTAACAATTACCCGAATAATTCTTTCAGCGATGCTTTAACTGGATCACTTCAACTTGAAGTAAATGGTTCTGTAGTTGGAGCTGCAACAATTGCTGATCTCTCTTCAACTACAAATGTAATAAACAGTAACGCAGGAAATACAACATTGTCAGTGTCAGCAGCACTGCCCGGCAAGGATAATGCTAATAATTTACCAGACTATACTAAATTCTATAGAACAGCAACATACACTATAGTCCCTGCCAATCAAAGAAATGGCTGGAACTATGCTCGAGTTATACACACAGTTACTGGATCCGCTAGAAACACAACATATGTTGAATGGGTAAATGATCCGGACGGCTCTACTGTCACTATGTCTAGTGTTTCTGTGGGTAACTTTACAGAGACTGGGTCAGCTTTCAGAATGTCAGGTATTACATACTTTGTATCACCAACGGGTCGATTTGATTTTACAGTCGCCAATTTGTATAAATATGTCTATAGCTCTGACGCCGATGCGATTGATTTTCCAACGACTACAAACTGTACGATCACAGCAATTAATGTAACAGGTGATGGAGTCTCAAATGGAACTGTATCGGCTACTTCTAGATCACTACCTAACTTAGACACTAGTGTTTCAGATGCTTACGATGATAATATAACAGTTCAAGCAACCTTCTCTGTCGACCAAGCCTCATCTTTACCTGGCGAGACTGCGTATACAGTGACACTAGTAGGGCGCGTTAATCACCCGCTAGGGGGCGACACATCAACAAGCTCAACAGCGAGTAATCAGATGCTTATTTTTACAGCTACAGACAATTCAACAAATCTTGATGAGCGATTTAATGGAGAGGCCAAACGAATACAAGCAGGAACAACGTCGTATTCTACACAAGGTAATATAACACACGCAGACAATGAATGGGATAGTTCTGAATCATTAAACGGCTCAGATGCAGGTCACAACACCGGGCTTATGATTTATGATGGGAAACTTGTTTCTCCGCAAGCTGCAGGTAATTCTGGAGACTTTAGATCTTCGGGTGACGGTGGATCTTTAGTTGCACCTTCAAGTAACCCAAATTATGGTTCTCTATCAAATACAACTAGAGAATATATCAGATACTTTAGGAACGAAACCGGCGGGTCAAAGACTGACTTTAACTTAACAATAAATGGTACCGGAACGATAGTTGATAACACTACATCTCTCTCTAGCACAAATAGAATACAAGTTTTTGCAAAAATTCCGCATTCAAGCGCTGATCAATTAACAGGTTTCATGGATATCGCAAAAGCGTTTGAAACAGGTCAGAACAGTGATAATGCAGGAGCTCTTGTCGGGTCGTTTGACAGTAGTCTCAATGCGACAAACAGAGTAACATTTGGTACGAAGTTTGTAGCTGATGATGAGTATATAATTGTAAAAATAGTTGCTGACAAGACTTGGACAGGCAACGTTTCTCGTATGACAGTAGCGTGGATTTAGGGTTAAAATATGGCTTTATCTGATTCTTCAAAAATTCTAATTTCTATTAAGAAGTTAGTTGGAAAAGCGCACACGTCAAATGACAAAGATGTTGCAAATGAAGGATTGCCATCAGGTTTAACTTTAGCCTCTAATACTATATTTGCACAAACAATACCTGTTCACACAGGTGCTACNGCGAAGTATGAAATTCTTAGCAACTCTTTAGGCGAAGGTGTAGTTGAGTTTTTAAGGTTTTCTGCATCATTTATTGCAGGAACGGATACAGCATCTGGTCGACACGGCTTTCAGTTGAAATTACCCGATGATTATCAAACAAATTCAAAAAATCCTAAAAAAGGTGTGTACCCTTATTTAGATCAACAATCTGTGTACATTACATCTGGTTCACTTCAATTAGTCCCACCAAGTTTCGACTCAGACTATGAAGGCAAACCATATCATACTAGTGGCGGAGAGACGAGAGTTCCAGTCTTAGATGCAAGAGATTGGAGCTTAGATTATTTTAATGGGATATTTTTTCAGCAAGACCCACCTGGCACGGGAGATCATGCTGAAAACCCGAGTTATATAGACGGCTATCTTTATATCGGTGAGTTTTCTGACAAGGGTGTATTTTCATCAGGTATGTCTGGATCATTAACGAAACTAACTGATGGCACCTCATATCTTGCAGCAGGCACTAATGTCACAATATCATCTGCATCGAATGGTCAGATTATTATTTCTAGCGATAATGATGATTCAACATTCCCAGTTTTTATAACTAGTCCCAGTAATGGCAATATGAACGCCACAGGTTCATTGAGCTTAGCAGGAACTCTTGGTACATCTCACACCGTAACGAGTATAGGGACAGATGTATTTTTCTTTGTATCAGGGTCGACTGAGTCAAAAGGTACAACGACACGAGGTGCAGCTGTCTTCGGAGGAGATGTTGTCATTTCAGGCACATTAGGCGGCGGTTCTCCCCTAGAGATTGATAGTAAGATTATTGTTAATGCAGGTCGCATAAATAGTCAAGAGTATGATTTTATAGTTTTTGGTGCAGATCATGCAGGCCGAGAGATAATAACAACTCACATTCCGAATAACATGGTGTTACTCCTTTCAGGNGGAGGTGCAACTTCTCCAAATGAATTTAATTACACAGACACAGCATTTTTTGTGTCAGGTTCTATTGGTTCCCGAGGTACAGCAACCCGAGGTGCTTCTATTTTTGGAGGGGATGTTATAACATCAGGCACAGTGACTTCGTTGTCTGGTTTGTCAGGTTCTCTTACAAGACTCAAAGATGGTGTATCTTATCTAGCAGCAGGAGGAGACATCACAATATCTTCTGCATCCAATGGTCAAGTAACTATAGCATCAAACGCGCAGGTGCAGAGAAAAAAATATATTTATGAAGTAACTTCATCTCATGCAAGTAACAATATTTTACCAGTGGCTTCATTTGATTTTGCAAATGTCAACTACAGCTCTGATAGAATTGACTTATATGTCAATGGTCAGTTGATGATGTCAGGCACTACGAACGACTACTTAATTAGTATTAATGACACAGGTGCTAAATTTACATTTGATTTAGAGTCAGGCGATATCATCGCAATACGAACATTTTAATAACTTTAACTATTTAAATTTAATCTCGCGGATCGCTGTAGATAGTTTTGTAAAATTTTTAAATTTTTATGTTGGAATGTAATAGCACATTAACAATTGCTATGCTTACTTTTGTTTCTCTATGCTTCGTGTTCATGCTGGTGATCATATAAAACTTTTATAATAAGAATATCCTAATGCATATTTAGAGGTGCATGGTTTTGCTCTCATGTCACGGAAAATTATGAAATTGTATGATACATCTGATTTAGCTTTAGCAGCATTTTTACTTATGCAAGGTATGAATCTATTGTCCGCAAAGAGAGATTCATCTGGTAAATTTAAATTTACTTTTGATGATAGTGATGTGAGAGCTCAAGACCTTGCAGTCCAGTTTGTTAATAGCGATTTTTCTAAGTTCGATAATCATGTTAGAAATTTGAGAAAACTCATGTACTCATGAGTTAAATCAGAAAACAGTTAGTTTATTTTTTATATTACATGTTGTGTTTGTTGCAAAGAGTGCGTAGTGCATTCTTGCAATTATTAAAGCCAAACATTTAAGGAGAAAAAATGGCTACAAAAACGCAATTCAGAACTCAACAAATTACGGGTTCTCTAGGAGATGGTTCGGGTGCAATATCGACTGATGGCATAGTCGCAACAGCATCAGGTTCCATCGCAGCTGCAGGTCTTGATGTTGTATTAGGACACGTCATGGCGGGTATAACTCGTATTCACGGTGCTGCAGATTTCTCAAGCAACGCTACAGGTGAATTCCTTCATGACATTACGATCAAGGGAACTACACCAAAACTAACAATCGGTGACGCAGGCGCAGAAGATACAATGTTGGTCTTTGACGGAAACGCTCAGGACTTTCGTATCGGACTAGACGACGGTACAGACAATCTCGAGATAGGTGTCGGTGCAACTCACGGTACAACAACTGCTATAACAGTTGATGCTAGCCAACAGGTTACAGTCGTAGCTACAACTGCTGCTACAAGTACAACAGATGGAGCTCTAGCAGTTGCTGGTGGTCTAAGTGTTGCTGATGATATTATCGTTGGTGATGATCTTAAGCTTCTATCAGACGCTGCAGTTCTTAGCTTAGGCGCGGGCAGTGATGTTACACTTGCACACGACAACTCAGACGGCTTGGATCTTACAGCAGCTGGTGCTTTAGACCTGATCTCAACTGCTGGTTCAATCACAGTAGGTGCAGCCTTGGCTGACGGTCAGACTCTTAAGCTTGGTAAGAATGGCGCTGTAGAAACAATCATCGCACCTCACGGCACAGCCGGAAGTGAGCTATACTCTGTTATCAACACTGCTGGAACAACAGACGGTTCTGATGCTGCTGGTTCAATTCTACTAAGCGCAGTCGCTGGTGGTATTGGTCTTGCTTGGGCTGACGATAAAGATCTGTGGATGGAAGGTGGTCGAGCAGTTGTAACTGCCAATGAAGATGCTGCAGACGCTATTAAGCTTCATGCA